ACAAGAACAAATAATAGAATATGGAAAATGCCTTGACGATCCTGCCTATTTTATAGAAACTTATATTAAAATTATTAGTATTGATGAGGGACTAGTACCTTTCAAGTTGTATCCATTTCAGAGAGATATGATTACAACTTTTCATACCAATCGTTTCTCTATTTGCAAACTCCCTAGACAGTCTGGTAAATCTACTACAATCATTGCATATCTCCTGCACTACTGTCTTTTTAATCCCACAGTCAATGTTGCAATTCTTGCAAACAAAGCTCAGGTTGCAAGGGATCTTTTAGGAAGACTGCAACTCGCATATGAGCATCTACCTAAGTGGTTGCAGCAGGGAGTTATGACTTGGAATAAGGGATCTCTTGAGCTGGAAAATGGTTCTAAGATTCTTGCAAGCGCAACATCTTCTAGTGCAGTCAGAGGTGGTTCCTACAACATCATCTTCCTTGATGAGTTTGCTTACGTCCCAAACAACATTGCAGAACAGTTTTTCAGTTCAGTCTATCCTACAATTTCCTCTGGTACAACATCCAAGGTGATGATGGTAAGCACTCCACATGGCATGAATATGTTCTACAAAATGTGGAATGATGCAGAGCACGGACGAAACACTTATGTACCGATTGAGGTTCATTGGAGTGAGATACCCGGCCGAAATAAGAAGTGGAAGGAAGAAACAATCAAGAACACAAGTGAGCAACAATTCAATGTGGAGTTTGAATGTGAATTCTTGGGGTCTGTTAATACCTTGATTCACCCATCTAAACTTAAAGTCCTATCTCATAATGAACCTATAACTTACAATGCGGGCCTTAGTGTTTATGAAAAACCAAATCCACAAAATCCTTATGTATTAATTGCAGATGTATCTAGGGGAATTAGTAGTGATTATTCTGCATTCATAGTAATGGATGTTTCAGAGATTCCATATAAACAAGTTGCTGTTTACAGGGACAATACTATCAGGCCTATGAATTTTCCTCAAATTATTCATAGAGTAGCTACTGCATATAGTCTAGCATATATTTTAATTGAGATTAATGACATTGGGGGGCAGGTTGCCGATGCACTTCAGTTTGATTTAGAGTATGATAATATGATTATGACTACACAACATGGTAGAAGTGGACAGAGGGCAGGAGGTGGTTTCTCAGGTACGAAAGCTCAGTTAGGTGTACGAACTACTAAAGCTCTTAAAAAAGTGGGATGTTCTAATTTTAAAGTTATGTTAGAATCCGATAAACTTTTCATACCGGATTTTAATACTATTGTAGAATTGTCTAGTTTTATAACTAAAGGCCAGTCATGGCAAGCTGATCAAGGATGTACTGATGACCTTGTAATGTGTTTGGTTTTATTTGGATGGTTAACTGATCAAACTTATTTTAAGGAGTTGACTAATATGGATATTCGTCAACAGCTTTGGAAAGAAAAGGCGGATCTTATAGATCAAGATATGGCTCCGTTTGGGTTTGTTTTAGATGGACTTCATGATGAAGATGGTATTCCTATAGGTGAGTCCATACATGAATACGGCTCTGTATGGAATCCAGTAGTACAGTCTAATAGAGAGTGGTCAAGAGATTGGTGATAACTCTATATCATTTATAAGTTTACTCTTACAATTCAAACATACAACGAGATTCGTGTGTATCCAGTCCAGAATCGGTATCCTGAGTCCTTCTCTGAGTCCTTTCTTTCTTGAAAGGATTCTGATTTCTTTGTCGTCAGGGTAGAAGACCAAACTGCACGTTTCGGATTCACCACAGTATTTGCAATGTTTGTCTGCCAAGTATTCGTTAATCCATATATCACGTTTCCTCCTAGCTCGTTTTACACCTTCTTTGATGTGATCTTTATACTGTTCATAATGAGAAGTCATATTACTATTTAGTTTATCACGGAAATGTTAAACTGAAAAACAAAATTTACTAAATATAAGGGATAACACTTCTACATTAAAGGAGTAAGGAATGGGATTTCAAGTATCGCCTGGTGTACAGGTAACAGAAAAAGACTTAACGAATGTCGTTCCTGCTGTTGCAACTTCTATTGCTGGTATAGTAATGGCTGCTCAAAAAGGTCCAGCTGACCAAATTACAGCCATTGCATCTGAAGAAGAATTAGTTTCTATTTTCGGAAAGCCTCGCACAGATAACTACGGAGATTGGTTTGCTGCTGCCTCATTTTTGGGGTACGGTAATGCTTTGCGAGTAGTTAGACCATCGGGGTCAGCACTGAAGAATGCAGTCAGTTCAGGAACAGCTCTCGTTATTAAACATAATAGTCATTATAAGGATGGGGATGGCACAACCGGCCCATACAATACTGGGTCCGCTAATGTCGGACAATGGGCAGCTAGGACAGCTGGATCTTGGGGGAATAGTCTCAAAGTTTCAATGTGTCCAAACGCAACTGAGTTTGAACAAGAGTTTACAGGTTCAGCTGGCACTCTTGCAGTAACAACTGGATCACCTGTTGTTGGTGCTGTTCAACTCGGAGTTGATCCCGGTGGTGCTTCCGCTGGTACTGGTGGTGCAAAATACAATGTTGGAGATGTTGTTTATTTCCAAGAAGCTGATGGTTCAGAATATGAAGTAACAGCTATCACTAATGATACATTAACTATTAAGAGATATGGTACTGCAAACACCGCTGGTGGATTGCGGTCTGCTCTCACAGCTGCAACAAATGTTCGCAGACGCTGGAAATATTATGACCAGTTTGATGCTGCGCCTGGGACATCGGATTATGTAAATGATCGATCTGGAGTACTTACTGCTGATGAAATGCATATTATTGTAATTGATCAGGATGGGGCCATTACTGGTACGCCAGGAGAAATTCTGGAAAAGTGGCAGGGTGTTTCTAAATTGACAGATGCAAAAACGTCACAGGGTGTGGCTAATTATTTTGCTGATGCACTTTATAATGGGTCTAGTTACATTTACTGGATGGATCATCCTTCCGTAAGTACTGGATATGGTAATGATATTACCACACAGGCGTCTACATTATTCACCGCAGTTTCAGAGGTCATCACAGATGTCTCTTTGGTAAGTGGAGTTGATGCATATACTCTAACTGCCTCAGAAGCCAAAGACGGAATTGACCGTTTCAAAGATACAGAAACAGTCGATTTAAATCTTTTCATTACTGGAGTTGCAGATGCAACAAAGGCTGGTGACTCATTAGATATGTGTACGGATCGTAAAGATGCGGTTGCATTTGTATCACCCCTAATGGCTAATGTAGTTGGGGTAGCAACTGAAGTAGCTCAAACAAATAATGTTAAAGCTCACTTTGATACCCTTGCATCAACATCATACGGATTCTTTGACAGTGGTTGGAAGTACACTTATGACAAGTACAATGACACTTATCGGTGGGTTCCACTGAATGGTGATATGGCTGGTCTATGTGCTAGAACCGATTTGATTGCAGATCCGTGGTGGTCGCCAGGTGGATTTAACCGTGGTCAGGTTAGGGGAGTTGTAAAACTTGCCTATAACCCACAGAAAGCTAACAGGGATATCTTGTATCGTGCAAGAATTAACCCAGTAGTTGCTTTCCCCGGCCAAGGAACAGTCCTTTATGGAGATAAAACCTCACAGACAAAACCAAGTGCATTTGATAGAATCAATGTACGAAGGTTGTTTATTGTTCTTGAAAAGGCAATTTCTACCGCAGCTAAATTCCAGTTGTTTGAATTCAATGATGAGTTCACACGGTCTGGATTCCGAAATATGGTTGAACCTTTCTTGCGTGATGTTCAAGGAAGACGGGGGGTAACCGATTTCTTAGTTGTATGTGATGAGACTAATAACACAGGTAGTGTTATTGATCGTAACGAGTTCATTGCTGACATTTACGTTAAGCCTGCTCGGTCTATTAACTTCATTTCTCTGAATTTCATCGCCACGAAAACTGGTGTTGCATTCAGTGAAGTTGTGGGGGCATAGGAGAAAACATGGCTAATATAAACGACTTTAAAGCAGTTTTAAAAGGTGGCGGTGCAAGAGGAAATCAATTCTCAGTAAATATGCCTTTTCCCGGTTATGCTGGGGTAGGTGGAGAATCTAGGGTTTTGTCTTTTCTTTGCAAAGCAACTAATTTGCCAGGTATGACACTTGGTGAAGTTGCAGTACCATTCAGAGGTAGATCTTTGTATATTGCAGGTGATCGTACTTTTGAAACATGGACAACTACAGTTTTGAATGATACAGATTTCTTA